CGGGGGATGTGTCATATTGTGCGATGGCGAAAACGCGGCGACGCTCCTGACTGACCATATCTGCCAATGCATGAGCTGTCTTCAGGATGTACTTTTTGTACTTCCGCATCTCGTCCTTCATGTCTGAAAACGCGACGATACCAATGTCACGATATTGGAGGCCGATAACAGCCAGCGGCTTATCATCGATAAGAACGATTATAGCGCGTGTGCGGACCGCAGGGGGATGGCCGTAGAAGGATAAGAGGTCGGCGGCTCCGGCAGGCTTCAGGTTAAAGCTTGTCATGCGTCACCATCCCAACCACAGCGGCCAGAACGGTAACGGGGAAGGGGGCATAGGCGCGCATGCACAAGCGGGAATCAGTGTGATACGAACCGTTGAACGGCACAGATTCGTTGTCGTATTGGGCGAAGATCGTGTCAGTGTCTTGAACCACTCCGTCTTTGACCGTCGGCAATGGATCGAGGTTGTCGAAGTCTCTGCCATACCGAAGCCCCAGCAAATGCGTGTTGGCAAGTATAAGCGAAATGTGATCGACCTTCTTGCGCATGGTCAGTGCTGTGCCACCTTGGGCAAAGTAGGCAAGCTTGGTGCTTTTCCAGTCTGCGGTATAGGGCAGGCCCATCACACCGGAGGTAATCGTGGTGCCGAATGTCACCAAGCCAGTTCCATCAGCGGTGAACTCGCCCACATACACGCCGTCACCCCACACCCGAACGGTTTCGCCGGCAAGGTGCGCTGCGGTATAGGACGATCCGCTTACCGCAATGAACGAATCCAGCTGCTTGTTCAGCGTCCCGCCAACACACTCCGACTCCTTGGCCCACTTCTCAAGGTAGCGAACCGTCGAACCGTCGATGGTGCGGGCCACCAGATAATAAACCTGGTCCTCTTCGGTGCCCGGCAGCACAACGACATCCTCGACAATGCCGTCGGTCTCATAATCAACCCAGCAATTCGTATTCTCGGTCTGGTCGAATATCAGAATTCCAACAGTTCCATCAGACCTGATCGCGTGGATTCTGGTATCGGGCTGGCGCTGCACCGCAATGCGCACAAACCCGGGAAGGCCGATCTCGGGGACCAGCGTGGTCACGTCAGACGCGCCATAATCCCCGGTCGTCACATCGTAATTGAGCTGGTAAATCCTCGACCCAGACCGCTCGATGAAGAATATCAGCGAGTCCACTTTGACCGGAGGTGCGTCATAGGCGCCCTGTGTCGCAGCGTCCTTGATGTTGATGTTGTTGTACGTGACAACCTCGTCAAACGACGATGACCGGATAGTTGGAGTCGATGCCAGCGTGCCCATGTTCATGCGCTGGGCCGACATCATCCAGTGCACCGTCTCGCCGGCTGAATTCATGATCGATCGGCGGATAGTCGCAGCATCACCAGTAACGAAATCGTTGAACGCCTCGAAATCATCCGACTCAGACGCCCATACCCTGCCCTTGCCGGCCCACCACAAGCGGCCTTCATGGACATCGACAGCAGACGGCCAGCCTCGACGGTCAGACCACTCGCCCTCTGCCCAGTTGGTAGATGCCGCAGTGCCGCCCAGTGGCTCCAGCACGCGCGCTGTAACAGACGTGCCGGATGTGTAACCGGTCACGCGGAAAACGCCAGTCCTCGACCCACCGGTGAATTCCAGCGTGACCACAGCAGTACCAGAGGTGTAATCACCCACGTCGATACCGATGCGGTAATAGACAATCTGGTTGTCCAGCGCGTCGTTGTAGGTCGTCGTCGTGTTGCCGGTATAGGTCGAAACGTCCACCCACGCGCCCGGCTCATCGATCGATCGCTGGAGGGTGACAGTCGCCGTCCACGTCCCGCTGATCGTGATCGAAAATTGGCGGCCAGTCTCAACGCCAGAAACCCGTATATACGTTGCCCACTGGTCGGCAGCAGTCAGCGAGTCAGTAGCCACCTGACCGATGGAGTCAAGGCGGAACAGCGAACCAACATTGGTGCTTTTGAAGTACGAGTGCGACGCGGTAACAGTGATGTCACCCTGCGTAGCAGATGGCGTCAACGATATGCCGGTTTCGTTGTAATCCAGAAACGGGCCATCGTCTGGCTCATAAACCGTCCACGACCACGAATTGTTGGCGCGTCGCTCGATCTTGCGCTGGATTGCGCCACGGATCGCCAAGTAAATCACGTCGTTGACCTGGCGCCACCGGATATACGGCAGATCGTCGGTTGACCAGAACGACAGCAGCGACAGCACGCCAGACGATTCGACAGATACCGAATCAACCAGCGAGGCGTAATCATTCATGTTGCGGAACTGGACGTAGAAATCACCCGTCGGAGTGAATGCCAACGAGTGCAGGCCGCTGTCGAGCGTTGCCGATAAGTAGCTGTCATCGCCGGCCGTCGTGCCCACCCTGATCTCAACAGGCCCGCGCGCAATGTTCACGCGGAGCGCATGAAGCGTATCGGCCTCATTGCAGGTTACGAGCTGGCTGCGGATCGCTGAGGTAAATCCAGTGCCTGACAGGCTCATGTATCCGCCAGTCGCCCATGCTGACGTGGCCCCGGATTCGTCCTCATCCGTCCAGCTGGCAACGTCGGAGACGAATGTGCCGTTCGTGATGGCCGCAGTCACAGCAGGGCGCTCGACCAGCTCATCATTGACCCACACCCGCATGAACAGGGTGCTGACCTCGATCAATGCAGTGTCGTTCACCGCAAACACGAATGGCAGGAATATGGCTTCGTTATTGAGGTTCGTGGCACCAATGTACTCGGTGCCGCACCGGAGCATCATCGAGCCAAGAACGCGCGGCATCCAGTTGGTTTGTATCTCGGCCGACATCGCAACCCGGTCAATGTCGGTGCGAGCCAGCGCCAGCGGGGATATGCGCCCACGGTTGAATGACTGGATTGATACGTTGCCGCGACTCACCGGCTAAACCCTACGCCGCGATTCGCTCCACGACGGGCCGTAAGCCATCCGCCAGAAGGAGGGAACTTGGTGCCGGTGTTTGCCGCATCCTTCGATCTGGCGTCATGCAGGGCGTCTTCCAGATCCTTCTTGAGCTGATCCTGTGCCTCGCCATTGGCCCGAAGCCGTGGCGCCGCCTCGACCGCCATGAACAATGCGAAGTAGCGTTCAAACGATTTTGGCCAGCGCGACAGGTCGTTGCCATATTCGCTGTCGTTCGAAATGTACCGGACGTAAATGTCTTCGAAGTTGCAAAGCCAATAGCCGGTCGTCTCCTGGAAGTCATTCAGCGGCGTGACGAAATTGGCGTCAGTTGATATCTGGAAAGTTCTGATCCAGTCAGTCGGAATATCAAAGGCGTTGAGATAACCGAATGGCGTGGTGACAGACGGCGAGTAAGACAGCGATATCGTGCGAGTGGCGAAATTCCACAGCCCCTGCTCAAGGCATGAATCAATCGCACCTTCGTCCCAGACATCATCCATGACGCGGCGCGATTCTGATTCTTCAGTGAGCGAGGCGATCTTGGATTGACCGCAGTAACGCAACCCACGATTGTACAGGGCCAGCCTGGTCGTCATCGCTTACTCCAGTTCAGTGATGTACTTTTCAGCATCCGCTTTGCTGTGAAAGTTGGCTCGCATTATCGACTGATCACCAATACGCATAACGCCAAATTTCTCGGTCTTGTTCAGCCACTTCGCCTCATACGTAGAGCCTGATTTTGGCTCGCTGTCTTCGGCAAGATTCACCAGTGTCAGCTGCCGGACAATGGCATAGTTCGACCCGGCGTCAACAACCAGCAGCTCCATGTACTTGCTGCGGTCTTCCCAGATGGCTGTGATGATCGTATGCCCGTCAGGCTTGCCAATGTTGGGCATCATGCGCCGCGCTTCGTGTGCCCAGTAGTGCGACTCAAGAAGGTCTGCGGGCTCGTGCGACGTCGGAATGCATGCGGTCATGCGTGCAATTTTCTGGTCAACCAAATGAAGCCGGCCAGTTTCAAGCTGTGCGAATCGTTGTTCCATAAATCACCCGAAAAGAAGGAAAGAAAAATGGCCCCGAAGGGCCAGGTTTTACGCCAGCGTCGCCGCCGAAATCGTCACGTTGCCGTCAGAATCGATGGCCGATACGTGGTGAGTCGTGGTCGTCGCTGTGTCGGTGTCGATCACATACACAATGTCATACAGCTTCATGCCGTAGGTTTTCATTGCAGTGAAGTAATCGGTCGCGTCAACGTCGGTGTGTGCGTCGGTGGTCGTGTACGTCCAGATCGAAACGCCGGAAGTACCAAGGCCGCCTGCTGCACGCTGTAAGCCTGATGCTGCAAATGCCATGTGAAATCTCCTCGAAAAAAATGATGGCCCCGAAGTTAATCAGGGCCAAAAGATCAGCTCATCGCCGATCCATCGTGGTTCAGTATCACCACACCGCTGTTTTGCAGCAGCTTGGCACCCTGGTAGCTCGTGCAGCGCGCGTAGCTGTAGTTCTGCTCGTCGTTGTAACCGAACGCGAACTGGTAGCCTGCGAGGTTCTGAGCGTGACCGATGGCGGTCTTGTGGTACACGAAGCATTTCTCAGCTGCGGTACCAACACCGGGCAGGTCTGGGTGAACAATGATGTTGCAGCCCATCCAGCGGTACATGATCGGCTGATCTTTCCAAGCCGGCTCATTTTCCTTGACTGGGTACGCATTGACGTACTCGGCCTTGGAGAACTCAGTCCAGCCAATTGCGTAAGCATGGTAGGCGGGAGTCCACAGCGCCGTGATGTTGCCATCCATCGGAACCTTTGCATTGCCCAGCTTGGTCAGTGCTTTCTGGAAGCCCTGAAACGTCGCAGGCAGTGCGGTGGTGCCAGTGTTGATGGTGCCGGTTTCGAGCTGGTCGATGATCAGCTGATCGGTTTTGCGGTTGACCACGGAACGAACGTTGTCGTTCATGATCATGCGCTGATCGGCTTGCGACGCGAAGATGTTGAAATCGGCGGTTTCAGACAGATCAGTCCAGTCAACCAAGGTGCAGGCCGATTGGGTGTTGTCGTTGCCGTTCGATGCGTAGCGACCGTTGATGCCGCGAGTTGATGCTTCGCGACCGCCAGAGCCCGCTACCAGAAAGTAAAACGTCGAGCCCTTCTGCACGCCCTGAGTGGTACAGGTCATGCGCAGCAGAGATTCGCGCTGTTCGAAAGCCCGGATGGCTTCTTGGGAATACGTGGCTTGTAAAGCTGATTCGGCCATGATCGGCACTCCTGAATCAAATTGATAAATTCCGCAAAATGCGGGTGATTTACCGACTCGTCAGGGTGTCCGATCAATGGTGGCGAGGTATCCCGTAAGGGGTCGCCGTGACAGTGATAGGGCTGCGTTTGTCAGCGTAGCGGCTTGCCGTCTCGTTTCGAAATGAGCTTGGTGTATTCCTCCGCCATCGCGTTGGTGTACCCCTTGCCGCCCATTGCTTTCTCGATTTCGGCGATCCGGTCGTTAATGCTCTTGCCGCTGTAACCGGAACTCTCCACCAAAGTATGATTGGGCAGCTCACGAAAAGCAAGTTCGTGCAGTGCATTCAGTATCTTGGCGCTGTTCGCAATCAGGTTTCCATCGGCGTCGCGGCCAGCCATCAGCAGATCGTAAATCTCTTCGCCGCCATCCAGCGCCTTCAGGACCTGCTCGATTCTTGACGAATTGACTTTGATCTCCTTTTCGCCACCCCACATTTTCGCCAATTCGGCAGACTGATCCACGTGGAACTGCTCGTCAGCGGTTTCTCGCGCCTCGATCTCTGACTCCTTGAATGCGTGCCACTGCGCAGCAACGCCTTTCACTTGGTCGTTGTTCAGGCCAAGCTCGTGCGATACGCCCTTGATGAATTCAAGGCTACTGGCGTCCTCATCACCGAATACAATGCCGTTATCCAGCGTGAGGTCATAGGCATCAGGGGTTTCAGGTATGCCATTGGCCTTGCGGTACTCGGCCAACACCTCGGGTGCAGCGTCTTTGCCGGGAGGCGCCTTGTTCTTGTGCGCGCCGGAGGCAATCAGCTTGTCCTGCTCCAGTACTTTCTTGGCGAGATCATCGACGGTCTTGAATCGCGAAAGGTAGGTCTGAACCTTTTCATCGCCGCCGTAGTCTTTGGCCAGCGTGGTGACGAGCGGCGTGCGCCAATCGGTTTCTGCTGGGGCTGGGGCTGCAACCGGATCTGGACTTGGTGCGGCGGCTGGATCTGGTGCCGGAGCTGGAGCGGCTGCACTGGGGTCAACAATCAATTCGTCTGCCATAAATCACCTGTCTGAATGAAAGAAATTACTTGCGCTTTTTAACCTTCGGGACAATCGCTTCTTGCTGCGTCTCGCGCTTTGCAAGTGCCTCCATGGGCGCCTCGCAGATGGACATGACCTGCCGGCCCACCCACTGACGACCAAGCAAAAAGCTGGTGTCGCGCTCGGATTCACAGAACGGGTCTTGCTGGATCGCGCCCAGATCAATGACCAGCGTCTTGAAGAATTCGGCCTGTTGCTGCGGTGATGCCTTACCGTCACGTACCGCCCGGAAGGATGCAGCGATGAATGTGTCGATCTTCGGAACCTGGTTAGGCTTCACTCATCGCCTCCATCGCGCCTGGAATCTCGGATACGGCTGCTGCACCTTGAGCCATGGCCATTGCGGCCTGTTGCTGCTCCTGTGCCGCGTCCATCTCTTCGATCTCTTCGGCACTGCGCGACCACTTGGCGGGGATGCCAATGGCCTTGGCAGCATCCACGGCGGCGGTGGCAAAGTTGAACCGGTTTGGAACCGTAGGATCGATCTCGGCAGCCAGCTGGACAATGCCTTTCAGCTCCTGCAACTGCGAGCCCTTCACGCGCTCCAGCGCTTCGGTGAATGGCGATGTGAACCGGAAATCAATTCTGCCAGCTTTCAGCACAGACTGCGGCCAGTCACGCGGATTGCCGAACACGTTATGACGCATCAGAATTTCAAAGTCACGGTCGCACAGCTGCGCGTTGTACTCGGCTTCAGTCGGCTCGATGATCGGCAGGATGTTTCGAGCGTACTCCTTCATGCGCTCCGCAAACTCGTAGGCCGTCATGTTTGGCTGCATCTGCGGCAGCCGGATTTTGTTCAGGTAGAACTGATCCCGCAACCCAGCCATCGATCGATCGATCATCTCCATGCCAAGCGGCAGATTTGATGTCTTGCTGTCATAGACCGGCTCCATGACTCGACCGTTGCGGCTGTCGTGGTCAGAGTCGATATAGGTCAGGCCATTGGCATACAGCTCAATACCACCTTTCAGCAGCTTTTCACGCACCAGCAGCGGCGGGTTAACAGCCTTCTCACCCGCCTCAAGCAGCGTGAGCATCATCTGCTGAACCAATCTGGCATCAGGCAGCGCCACCATCGCGGCGGGGCTCATGGCGTACTGTGACGATCCAATCATCATCCATCGTGGGATAACGTAGGTTTTGTCGTAGGCGCCCACCATCTCCATGACGTGATCATTGTCAACGTCAACCCACAGCGAGACGAATGGGTAGCGTGCAAACTTCTTGTCATTCAGCCGATCAGCCGGAACAACGATGTGCCGGCACAGAATCTCCTGATAGGGATTCTCGCTGGCAACCTTCTTGGCTTTCTCGTGGATGTTCTTGAACCGCTGGCTCAGCAGCCCGGCGCATATTTTCTGGTTACGGTGAAACGTATCAATGTCGCCATCGATCGATTCGGACCAAACAACATCCTTCAGGTGCCATGCGCGGTGAAGTAATGCCTGCTTGCGAGGATTAAACTCGACCGATATCACGCCCTGCCCGAACGTCACATAGTCGTGATCGCATTCCTTGCATGCCCTCGTCAGTCGAGCGTCAGGGTCATACATCGCACGGCGCTGGGTGTCGGCCATCCACTCAAGAAAGCGAACGGCCTGGTTGTCTTCCATCTCTTCACGAGGCAAGCCCAAGCCAAACCACTTGTCACGGCGCAGGATCGCAGAGATTGAATCACCCAAATCGCGGCGGATAACAACCGGCTCGGAGGTCACAAGGTGCGCAGCAAAGTCATCTTCAAGGTTCTTGGGATCGGTGAACCCGTCACGCTCTGGATAGAAATTGTCGACCAGCTCCTGCCATCGTGAGTGCAGCGGATCACGCTTCGAGAACAGATGATTGCCGTGCTTGATGAGGTCTGTTGCAACCTGATCCATATCAGCCGCCCAACGTATCGGAGCCAGAGGTCATGATCGTCGATGCACCCCCGCGACGGCGACGGCGACGAGACTGCGCAATGGCCTCTGGATCGGGGGCAATGTAGGGGTCTTTCGGCTGGGTCATGTCGGGGATATCGGGCGTCATCTTGTCAAACATCTTCTTCGCCGGCGACCGCTCGCTGACGTAGCTGTCCCACTTCTTGCCGTACTTCTTCACTTCGCCGAACGGGTCTTTAATGTCTTCGGTTAAACCAAGCTCCTGATCAATGTCGCGACCAGCACGGCGCACCTCTTTAGCACCACTCGACAGCGTCTCTTTTGTCTTCTTCCACGCCTTTTTGACCTTCTTCACCGGATTCAGACTACCGCCACCCATGGTTATCTCCTGCTGCGAACGCTTTGGCTTAAGCTGGTGCGAGTATAGTATTTATCGCGAACCGGCGCATGTCCGAATGTGACGCCGCGCTGTGACGGCAGGTTGTCATCTGGCTCTGCGGCGAATGTCAGCGCCAGTGCATCAGATCGGTCTGGCGACTTGAATCCCTTTGCCTTCATCTCCTTCTTGCTGGCCATCAGCAACAGGCCATCCTTGTACAGGTACTTCAGCGCAGACGATTGGCTCTTCAGCTCCTTGCAGGCCGGCAATCGAGTGGGGCCATCAGCCAGCCAGTCACGATAGCCGCGATACATTTTTGCACGAAGGTTGAAGTTTTTGCCATCCGATAGCCTGGCTCCGGTATGCACGCCTTTGACAAAATCAGCATATCGCGAACGCTTGAGTGTGTCGTAGCAGCTCACGCCCGGGCCGTCCATCTCGATGACGATAAGCGCCACGGCGACCGGTGACCGATCGCACCAGTCGATTACCCTGGCGGCTAGATCCGGCCCATCCAACTGCCCATAGATAACCTGATCATACGCAATGCGCCCGCGCCTTGGTGACAGCACCGATTCATCGTTGCCGAAGTGTGCCGCATCTATGCCGAGAACAAGCGGACCAATGGGCTCCAGTGCATCAACAGTCAATTGCTGGGCAGACTCGACTAGCGTGCCGGGTATCCATGAGTCACTGGTTGACGCGCTATAGTCGATGTCGATCTCTTGCGCGACAACAACAGGGTCAAGATCGTTTTTCTGCTTCTGATACCAGTCGTCGTCCTTCCTTGGGTCATCGCGCCAATGGAATGTGAAGACTGGGATTCTGCCGCCATGGCGCTTTTGGTAGAACGGATTGCCGTTTCCATTTGGTGTGCTCACATCAATCCGGCAGTTCGATGTTTGCGACAGCGCGGCATCAATGGCTTCTGCCTGTTCGTAAAATGCCGACTCGTCCTTGAAATAGATCGATGTGCGGTTGCCTCGACCAATGTTAGCTCCAGCCTCGCCGATAATGCTCGACCCATTCTCTCGGTTGAGTATCCGCATGAACGGCGCGTCAGTGTTCGCATTCCACCCGGCAGGACGGAACTCGGCCGGCAGCAAATTAATGAACTCGCGAATCTTCCAGAACAGGCTTTTCGGGTCGCCGATGTGGTCAACATATTCAGTCTTGCGAGAGCCGAACCCTATTACCGTGCCCGGCTTGAACAGCCACATCCACACGGCAAACCCTACGCACAGCCAAGATACGCCCATGTCCCGCGACTTCTCTGCGAGTCCGTTCTCTCGCCCAAGCCAGCGGGCAGCCACCCAGTCGATGAACTCGGCCTGCTTCGGGAACAGGATGAATGGGGTAACGGCCTCGACACCGATCTCCACGTTGCGCGGGTCAAACGTACAGCCGAATGAATTTATGAATGCGACAGGGTTTTCAGCGAAGTATTGTTTGAGTGCCGGCAGATCAAAGCCTGGCTCACGAATACGCTTCAGGAATTCAATGCGCTGCTGCCATATCGGCGCGTAGTCTGGGTGCTTCCAATCCAAGATGGATTGCGCTGAATCAGTCATAAAACCACCGATTGCTGACAAAAACGGTCATTTTGTCGGTATATCTCGGTACTGGCCCGGAGATTTTCGATACCTATGACCGTTTTTGCCAATGAATTAACCGCCAAGCATGCGCTTGTAGGCTTCATCCGGGGTCAATATCACGGTGCCTGCCGTCTGAATTGGCCCACCATCAGGCCCGGAGTGCTCTTTCTTCTCGGCCAGCCCCAGATCGCGGGCGATAATATTGGCGTTCAGCAGGTCGGCGGCAGCACCAGAGAACTTCTGGTTATAGATGATTTTCTCAGCTCGCGTCGTGACGCCGATAAAATCTTCCCTGCCGCGATACAGGCCCCACGTATCATCATCAATAGCAAGGCCGTCGCCGCCGTATGACCGGAAGCCTCTCAGGAGGCGTGTCACGCAAGCTTGGCGGGTAACAGAACATTTCATTCTTTCATTCAGGTAAGCGGTATGGACAAATTTGACGAACAGTGCGCGCAAGTAACGAGAGCCCTGGACAAGGTATCGCACCTGCTTGATGGCCTGTAT